AGATATTTTTTTCGCGGTTATTTGGTGCGAACAATATTCTTTATGGTGGACCTGCCGGCATAATGCTAGCCGGGTCCAGAATCCTTTTTTATCCATTTCATACAGTCTTAACTTACATTATATACTTATCTTTGATTGTTGTCAACTAAATGCTTTGATAAGTTACACCATACCCTACCCAGGCAGGGCCGGTGTATCCTTCGGGGAATGCTTTTAGGTGTTGAATTGTTCTATGCCATCCCTCGATCAAATCATATCCATTGGCTAGTTTAGCAACAATAATTGGTTCAGTTCGGACACCCTGTTGCTGAATCATTTTTAATTGCTGTGCGTGACGGTTAGCATCTCTTGGTATTTGGAATGGATTGCTTGAACCACCTTCACGACTCAGAATCATTCTCTGCGTCTTGGGGTTAAAAATATCTAAAGTAATTGGAAGTTTTTCCAGTTTCCAAATCACTTGACCAAAGTCTTTTTTTGTTGTCTCGAACCAATCATCAAGTTGTTCTTGGCTAGTGATTGTTTTAGCTTGTTGGTACAAGAAGTCTTTGATGATATAATCGGGCCAAGTAGGAAATTGTTGTTTAAGCCAATTAAACAACGATTCTCTAGATTCTGCAATGACTTCTGTGATACGCATCTAGTATTTATACACGGTAGTCCTGCCTCGTGTCTTGAATCCTTTTCTGTCTACTTCATACAGTCTTAACTTACATTATATACTTATCTAAGTTTTGTAGGAACATGCCCTTTATTTCTCTTAACCCATCCTTGTGGTGCTCCAAGCTGGTTACGATCCAGCGTTTCTACATTACCAATATAGTGTACTGCCATTATACTATAGGAGCGTGGTCTCTGCGACCAGAGTTGAACTGATATTTAATCTTTAGGAGAGACTGGTTCTATCCATTGAACTACGCAGAGAGATATTTTAGAAATTACATATGCAATAAAATAAATATACGCATATTATGGACAAACTAACAAATTTTCCCACAGTGAATTATATCACACTATACGAGAACACAGATCGAATAGAGTTTATGAATGCGCAGCTGACCAGATATGGCATACGTCACATGCCATATTTGAATCACAGATACACTACATTTCAGCATGGGATTAATATTATATGGCCTAATATGATTAAAGAGCAAGCGGAAGAATTCCGAGGATGGAGTCATCCGGGAACAATTATTAGTTATTTGACTGCAATGAAAAATTGGTATGACACAACCAATGAAGAACATGTGATATTCTGTGATGACGACATGAGTTTTGAATCTATCGACCATTGGAGTTTTACCTGGCAAGAATTTGTGGATAAGTTGCCTGCCAACTGGGAAGCGGTTCAATTGGTGCGTATCAATAATTGGCATGTTGGATTGATTAACAATGGTATCAAATTTGAAATACCATCACTGCAACTACGAAAAAAAGAATGGGACGATTTTGGTGGTGCTGGACTGTTCAAACGTGAATACATTAAAAAAATATTAGATCGACATTGGATAGATGCTTTAAATTATGATTTTAGAATACCCTATAATGACGGCTCCACAATGTTTTATTATGCAACAATTGAAAATACATTATTCAATGGATTATGTGATACAGTGTACAATATTCCGATGTTGTTAGAATACCCATTTCAGACCACAATGAACGTACAAAGAATGACATACTCTCATGACAGGTCCTACGAATACTATTCAACACTATGGAACATGTACGGTAGAGATCTTCCACTGCGGTATATCATGAATCAAACATGAAATTTCGTGGAGCGACTGGCAGGACTCGAACCTGCATGAATCCTTTAGCTTTCTCTTGGTTCGAAGCCAAGCGGCATACAGTCGCATTCTATCCGTTGAACTAAGAGCCCTTGAGAAGAACCCTGCCGTATGTAACAACTTCTAAGAGTGGCGGTTACACAGAGGACAGGGCCGTGTTATCTGGCGGAGAGCAGAGGAGTCGAACCCCATCCCATTTCTGAGAACCTGGTTTTCAAGGCCAGTCGCAGGACCATCCCCGCTGCATTACTCTCCAAATTGGTGGGATGCGGTCTTGAGGCCCGTCCCGATGAGTAGATCACTACCGCCTATTACGTTGTGTTTGTACCATTGCTTGCCCAAGGATTTACCGCGGTACCTTGTGACTCATACCAATAACATAATCTATCTTCTGCTCTGGAGCGGGCAGCGGGAATCGAACCCGCAATTTATCCTTGGCAAGGATATGTGTTGCCACTAGCACCATGCCCGCTTGTGTTGTTATTATATATTCAAATTGGATTGATGTCAATCTTCTTCACAGCATTGACTCTTCTCACACTGTGGCTGATTCCGCAATACTGTCTACATGGTCTCATGAGATTTCTCACTGGTTCGGCACTGGCCCATAATCGTGCGAGATCGCCGGGGCCGCCAATCTTGAAACTGGGGAACTGATCTGAAAAACACAACCGGGCAACACCATCCATATTGACCATGATGTTGCGATCAAAACTATTACATATGGCATCTTCAGTGCCGTGTCCGTCCCACCCTGTGACAGCATCTGCATTCTTAAACACACTGCGATGATACCGACGAACTGTTTCCATGTATTCAGGATCTAAATTCAACTGATATTTTTCTGAACACTGATTCAGGATCTTGAACAATGTTTCATGATCTCGTATCACATTGTTGTCGTAAAACTTGTCTGGTCTTGCATCGCCGTTGTTGTCCAACAATGTGCCAAATGTGGGCTGCAACCAATTCAATTTCAACTTGTCTGCCCCAAGATTATTCAACACAAAATCGTAAAACTGATCCAAGTCTCGATAATTTTGTTCGCACATGACCGACATGGCATAGATGGGTGTGTTACTGTTTAATTGTTTTCTTGCCTGCAACAACAACCGTATGGCATTCACTGCCATGTCAAATGATCCTGTAACTCCACGGGTAGAGTCATGTACTTCGGGGATGTAACTGTTTAACGAGATTGTTATTTCACTAGGGCCTTGTGTGATCAATCTCTTGGCAAACTCTAGATCTGTGACCATGGTGCCATTCATCACACTCAAACATTTTAACCCTAACTCACGACATTGTTTGGTTATGGGCCAATACCTTTCAGGATTCATCAAGGCCTCGCCACCGCAGATTACCACAGCACCCCGTGGATTCAAACAACTGAATTCCGCAATAATATCACTACGTTGTTGTATAGATATGTGTGTGGGCAATACAACTTCTTCTCTGGTCCAATACATGCAGGTCTTGCATTTGAGATTACATTGTAGATTGATGTCTAAGAACAGGAATTTGGGTGGGGTCATGATCTATTTAACACAACATTCTCGGGTTTAACTCCGTGATTGCTATCTCCGGACAACAACCAGGCCTTCTCATGTTGGATCTGAATCTTTGGATCTGCCCACACAGTATATCCTGCATTAATTGCTCTGTGACAGAACCCTGTGTCCTCAGATAAAAATGCAGTTGTATCATCTTTGACTTGGTATTCAACAGGTCTAAAGAATGGGCATTCCATAGATTCAAATACACCTGCTTGCACAGCCATGAAGCCCATGCCAGTGGCAGCTAGTTTAAATCTATCTCCATCTAACGGCACTAGTTCTTTTGGTAACCATAGCAAGTTGGTGTTGCTATCACCATGAAACACAGCCTGTGCATAAGTCTTATTGTCATGCTGTATATAAAAACCAGTCACAATCTTGTGTTCAGTATTGCTGATCAATTGTTCAAGATTAGTAGGAGTCCAAATGTTATCGTTGTCGATCCAGATGATCCAATCGTAATCTATTGTGCCGTTGAATGGCCGGAAAGTCCTAGGAGGATTACCAGTGGCGCCCAACAACATGTTTCGACAGTTGTAAATCACCGGCGAATACGCATTTATGGTGATGTATTCTATGTTGTTCTTGTAAAGCCAACGAATAGTGTCATTCCATGCGGCCATCCAATTTTTACTGAATGATTGCCCTGGGAAACAAAAAATCAATTTCATTTTAAATATTAGCTCTATTATATATTTAAATTGGGTTAGTGCCAACTAATAAATATTCTTGTGCTACAAAAGAAACAACATATACCATTAAATCTAAGACGCAGGATCATTGAACGCGATGGCGTGTATTGTGTGTACTGTGATGAAGATCTCACAGATGCTGAGATCCATATGGATCATGTGATTCCTGAATCTCAAGGAGGAGCAACCACTTACCACAATCTACAAGTGACTTGTCGTAAGTGTAATCTAGCAAAGGGTGTGCTGTCCGAAACTGAATTCTCTAATAGATTGAGAACCAGGGCAATGAACATCCTTTACAGGCTTGGGCCTACAACAGACCGTCTGCAGTCAACACAGTGACCACATCGGCACTGAGTTCAATCTCAGTGCGAACGTTGATTTCCAACAATTCATCTTGCAATTTTTGTTTGGCTTTCTTGCCCATACTCACTGCTACACGGAATCCAGCAATGTCTTCCGCTGTGAAGATAGAAGTATCCACAGTGATATCCTGCCCGTAATACAAACTACGAGTGTCGTCCTTGCGATTACGAATTTTTTCCATCTTACCGGCAACAACCTCCACGCTATCACGTGTACTTTTACCAGCCAATTCGGCAAGATACTGAATCTTTTTGTCCATCAAGGCCAAATCGGCCAACTTCACATCCACACCTTGAGAACTGTTGGCCTGGCTCACAGCCTTACGGATATCATACAGACTGTTTAGCAGCCCACGATGGCGGTCTTGCTTGATAGCAAAATCCTGACGATAGTTGGCGATTACATCTTCGGCAACTTGGAATTCGTTGATTTTGACTTCAGTGTCAAATTTAATACTTTTGATTGCATCCTGGATAGCCAGTTGCAATGCGTTGGCTTTGCGTAGATTGATTTTCATAATTTCTTTCATTAAACAATAAGGGCGGCAAGACCCAAGTCAAGTCACAGACTAAGCAAGGTGCAATATGCAACATGCAAAGTACAAACCACAGTGGCCTGCGTATGTCCGGTTATCAAAGTGCAAATGTCTATAATAAGTCCGGTTCACACAAGCACGATCCAAGTTTCCTTGGAGGCCAATTTTAGTTCAGCTGTTCAGGCTGGTGTTGGCATGAAGCCAACGTTTGTCTGTGCTAATCTACTTGGTTCTTGCCAGTCAACTCGCGTTGACAAAAACAATTATATACAAAACAGCGATGTAAATCAACTGTTTTGGTCAAGCTGCTCGACGATTGCTCAACACCCAATCCATCCTATCTGCTGCATAGCTAGCAGCAAAGGCCCGGGGTTTGACCATTGGAATCACATTGCAAGTGCCTTTGATGTAACCAATTGCTTGGTTTACCACCACAGAACTTTTGTGCATCTGATCTGGATTGATGTCCAAGTGTACTTCCACAAGACGGTCTTCAAGTACATCGCTCATCTTTTGGAACAGTTCGGAAACTTTGTATACTTCGTTCATGAGTCGCATGGCAGGTTTGTCGCTGCGTTGATCCCAGTCACGTTCACGTTGTACTTCACCAAAGATTTTGCAACCATGGCAGCTATCAATGTGTACAACCACCGCCAGAGCATAGTCTGCGTACCATACGCCATTGACCTTTACTCGTTCGCTGTCGCAACCCAGATACACCGCAGTTTCTGGACTTTGCGCAGTGATAAATTCTTTGACCTCGGTCATGTCCATTTTTTTCATGATTCACTTTCTTTGATTGGCGAGCCAGGAGGGCCACGATCCCTCAACGCTAGTTTTGGAGACTAGAATGTTGCCAATTACACTACCGACTCATAAATTTGGTGCCTCCACCGGGATTCGAACCCAGATGAACCAATTATCTGTTGCTTACGGGATATAAATCCGCCGTTTTACCGTTAAACTATAGAGGCATTGTCTGGTCCGGCGTAGAGGAATCGAACCTCTATAATGACTTTAGAAGAATCATGTCCTATCCGTTGAACGAACGCCAGAATATGGTACGAGAGACGGGACTCGAACCCGTATGCCTTGCGGCGGGAGATTTTAAATCTCCTGAATATACCTATTTCTCCACTCTCGCATTGTTTGGTCTCGGTAGGAAGAATCGAACTTCCGCTTCATGCTCCCAAAGCACGGGTGATACCATTTCACTATACCGAGTATTGATTGGAGCAACGGGTGAGATTCGAACTCACGATTTTAGGGATTTGCAATCCCTTGCGTTGGGCCTCTCCGCCACCGTTGCGTTAAACTTGCTCATATCGGCACAAGTGTACTTTTGATATGAGTCTTTTAAATTGTCAGGCATGGGGATTGTTTCAACAGGTACGTTAAAACTTTTTGCCACATCCATAAAACTCATGGTCTTTCCAGTACCCAAGTTCCATAGGCCACTAGGTGTATTATACAAGAAATCCAAGTGTGTGTCGACTAGTTTAGACACATGAACAAAGTCTCTTAGATAATATTCACTGCCTTCAAAAACTTGTATACAGCCGTTTGTTTCAGCTTGGCGTTTAAATTGCATAAACGGACTAGCTTGATTGCCTTTGTGTTCTTCGCCTTCAGGTCCGTACACATTAAAATAACGGAAACCTTGTACAACACTCCCACTTGGATGATTGCGTACATAACGTTCAAACAAGTATTTGCTCCACGCATAAGGAGTACGTGGGTCAACCGGAGCGTCTTCTCTAAATGTACTGGTTAAACCGTAAACACTTGCACTGCTTGCGTATTGGAAATTAACGCCATATGTTTTACAAGCATCGTATAGTTGTCGACTAAAATCAAAATTTTGTCGCATTACTTTGTCTATGTCTCTTTCGGTAGTGCTGCTGATAGCACCAAGGTGAATCACCCAATCTTGTTCCATTACGCTGGGCAAACTGTCTCCCCAGTCGTATGTTGATACACAGTGTCCAGCAGCCTCCAGTGCTGTCAGCACATGATTACCAATAAAACCTTTATAGCCGGTTAACAGTATGTTCATTTTTGATTGTCGCCTTTGCCCACACGATAGTTGTCTTCCACACTGTCTGCTGTGCTGACTTCAATAACTGTGCCTTCTTCGATGCATATCAACTGATGAGGCGCTAACGGTTTGTTGCGCCAAGTGTCGCCAGGTTTAAGTGTTGTGGTTGTTTGATCAGCATTTGTAGTGTCAATACTGATCACAGTGAACAATCCGTCCAACACATACCATGTTTCGTCTTTGATAGCATGAAAATGCATGCTGAACTTGGCACCTTTGTTAAACTTCATAAGTTTGCCACAGTATAGGTCGTTAGTGGCCCAAATTAGTTCGTGGCCCCATCCCTTTGCTACATAACCTTGTAATTGTGTCATCCTATTTCCTTTAATGTTGGAGCATAAACCCCTGAATGCTGCACAGTAACCGCACTCGCCAGGTTGGCAAATTTAATTGCTTTTTCGATGTCTCCAGTGTCAAGGTACTGATAAGTTAACGCTGCTAGAAAGGTATCACCTGCTCCAGTTACATCTACTACTTCTACACTGTGCGAAGATACATCTATACTATGATGTATTGCACTAGCACCTCGACTGCCTCGTGTGACGATTAGACCTGAACATTCACTTTTAATTTTGCTATGTTCTAATTCGTTGATCTTGACCCATGCTCCTTGGAATCTCTCAAGGTCTGGTTTCTTGGTATCGATAAAGATAGGAATACTCAATGCAATAAGTTCTTCAATTAGTTCGTAACTAACAGTTCCTTTATTATAATCACTGATCACAATAGCATCGTACACGTCGGGGATATCTGTATCAAATGTAATAGGAGTTGACTGAACGTCTCTATCTATACGAACAATCTGTTGTTTACTACGCTCGTCGATAAGTCTGGTTTTAACACTTGTTTCACCGTGCAAGTAGTCAACATAGCAACCCAGTGCTTTTAAGTTGTTAGCTACATTACCAGCCATGCCAGCACGTTCTTCTGTGCGAGTGGGAACAAATACAGGAACAGGTGCTTCGGGACTTAACCTATCAATAGTACCATACTGGTACACATCAGTACAGTTATCGCCTATTAGCAATATCTTGAATTGTGTTTGTTGTTGAGTATTCACCGACTCTATCATAAAATATCACTTGATTAACATGTTCTTGTGCCACTACGCTCTTACCTTGCCAGTCACTGCCTTTGACCATGATGTCTGGTTTATATTCTTTCATTATATCTATCAGTTGTTCTTTGCTATCAAAGAAGTAAACAGTGTTAACACATTTTAAACTTTCTAACATATATCGTCTATCATCTTGATTATTAATAGGCCGATTTTCACCTTTAAGTTCTTTTACTCTTCGATCTGTATCAATTGCCACTAACAGATGATCGCCGAGACTTTTTGCGTGTTGTAACATCATTAGATGTCCACGATGCAATATATCAAATGTTCCGTTTACTATTACTTTGGTCATATTATTTGGTACCTGGTGACGGGATCGAACCGCCGACATCCCACTTGTAAGGAGGGCGCTGCTACCGCTGAGCTAACCAGGCAGGCTATTCTGAAACACACTCATCACACACCGTATTATAAGCGATCAACCTTATAACCTTATAGGCATCAAAATGTGCTTTAGAATAGTGGAGGACTGAGAATACATCCTTACCGAGTAACACCTCAGACATTATAGTAAACCTTGCGAGTCTACCTTCTTCTGACTTCCACTAAATCCATATTGCTATGTAATCTAGTCTGTTACCAACATCGCCGTTTAAAGACAGGCATTAGTCTTGACATCGTATGCTATTCTACGCTTTCTATCCCGTTGACCTTTAGAGCCATTCACAGTCGCTAAACTGTTACGAAACTTCCTGCATAAACAGATTTCACCTTGCGAGTTACGTCTGACTTGATTACCTTGCGGCTCAAGTATTAGATGCTTTTCACATACGACCGAGTCAGTCTTTGCATTTTAATCGTTAGCGGGAGTTGAACCCGCAGTCGACTCCTTAACAGGGAGTTAGCTTACCATTAGCTTATAACAACCTACTGCGATGTGCTGACTCAGTTGCTGCATACTCTTTTGGAATACACAATACAACACACCACGTTCCTTTTGTCTTGCGAACTACTCAGACGTTTTTTGCGACCAACGTCTACATATTGCTACGCATCCATCAACCACTTAAACTGCATACAAGCCCTTGAGTGCAACCTCTCGGACAAATACACTACCCTTTCTCATACCAATTAACTGGACTGGTTTTGTTGTGAGGTCAGCACCACCTGTTACTCTCTAATGACTTGCGTTACCCTTGCAGGCGCTTGAGCCACTAATTCTTTCCACAACATCCAGCGTCATTGTTACAACCACCGGTCTTATCAGTGATCGGATCCTCACGGACCTGAGCAGGCTTGCTTAAACGAACTATCTCTAGCGGAGTTATGTAGGCATACCTCCTTTGGCTGTGTCACCACAGTTATTCTTCATAAACCAGCAAGCTAGCTTATAGGACGTTAAACCGCCCTTGAATCTTATTATAACACTGACTGCTGAACTAGTCAACAATCAATGTTACCAAATTTTTATATCCACATACACTCACAGGAATTGAACCTGCCTACTGAACAAACGTCCAGCTGTAATCCGCTACATCAGCGTGGCCTACGCTTTCGTGTATGTGGATATAAAGACTTGGACTGTTTCCAGTCTTTACATCAATGAAATTTTTAATGAACAATCAGTTAATTTCTTAACTTGCAGCAAGTATAACATCACTCGCTATACTTGTCAAGTGGTAGACTCTACAAGAATTGAACTTGTGTCTATGCCACGTCAAGGCATCGTTCTTCCATTGAACTAAGAGCCTGTTCAGAGTTAGAAATCCTCTATGATCTGGAACAGATCATCTAACACACCGACTGTGGTGCCGGAATAATTTACTTTACCACCATAATAACCATTGTGGCTGTTGCGCACTTCAATGTCAATGTAGCCACGGTTGGTGCGGATGGTCCAGAACGCATCTTGCACCACGTCATGCCCATCTTCGTCATCACGATCTTTGGTCCACCCCTTGGACTCTACAGCCAACACTTCGGCACCGCGCAGCAGATCAAAAATGTTGCCCTGGCCTATGGTGTTTACACCCGACACATGATTAAACCATACAGAATTGCAGCAGTCATTCTCGGTATCAAAACGATAGCGGCACCCGGCCACATCACGGAATACCAATGTCCATTTGTCATTGGCTATGAACAAGCCGTTGATACGTTTGCCCACTAATACATCAAATTCGTTCATGGCTTGTTCCTTTCCATTGTATTTGTGATTGATTACTTGTCCCATTATACGCCATCAATCAAGGCGAGTTATTGTGGTGGAGACAGCCTGCACGCAAGACACACTCGTATGCCGTCCACTTTATCCGCTTATCTTTGCACAGCAATCAACCTCCACAACGGCGGCTTGCTACATACAACTGATAAGTTTCAGTCTCCATAAACTTGGTGTGTAAGGATGGAGTCGAACCACCAACAGTACCATACTAAAAGTCTTGCGGACTTCCAAGGGATTCGAACCCTTTGCACAGGATGCCTCCCGTCTGTCTACCGTTTCAGCACTCACACATTAACTCGGAGTCTAGTGCTATTACGACATAGCAACATCCCTTGAGCGAGAGCGTAGGAACTAAATCTACGGGTTTAACACCTCTCGGGTTGAACAGTCAGGACAACTACTAATAAGCGATCATACATAACTTGTTCAAGGTTATATCATTTTTCCTTATGTTTGTTTCCAACTAGACATAACTTGGTGCCCCGGGTGGGATTCGAACCCACAGATTCCAGCTTCTAAGGCTAGCAGATATACCAATTCTCGTACCAGGGCAAATTTCTTGGTGGTGATTTTACCATCCATAACGAAAACCATCTTCGTTGATTCTAGGATCATCTTCTTTAATCCATATTTTTTTATCATTTAATGTTGCTTGTTTCATCCCTGTTCTTGCAGACGATAACTTTTTATCTCTTTCTTTATATCTACCATCAGCATGTAAAAGTTTTACCGATTTGGCTATTGCTGAAGCTCTTTTTTGACCAGTTGTAGCTATCCATTTAGGGTCATTCATTTTTTTAGTAATTGCTTCACTGACTTTATTTCTAGTTTCGCTATTCGCCATCAAAGGGGCTGCTCGTAATCTTTCTGAAGACTTTTTTCGGTGGGACTCTGTTTTGTTTCTATATTCATCTGTGAGCATAGTTGCACTGATTTTTTTATAAGAGTCTGATGTTATTTTAGATCTTGCGTAAGTCCAGCCGCCTTGACCGCCGTTCATCAAGTTATAAGAATTCTCATGTAAATTAACTAGCTCTGCTTCTTTGTTGAACATATCATGTTCGTTGTCAAAAACACATAAAATTTCTTTTTTAAAATTTTCAATACCGTGCTTCTTTTGTGCTCGTTTGAGGTATACACCTGAACCCATGTATTTGTCATCAATATCAGTAGTGCGGTGTGCCCCTATATAAAATTTGTTAGTTTTTATATTTGTGATTTTATAGATTAAATAATATGTTTTCATGGTTGCTAATGTTGGTTACGATCCAAGTCTTACTCCTTATGAGGGAGGCGTGCTACCATCACACTCCATTAGCATTATTTATCAAATCTATAAACGATACACATCCATCTACGCCACGCATCCATCTACGCCACATGACCAATAAATACTTGTGTGAGACGCTATCAAAACCTAACACCACAGGGCTTGAATTTTTATCTAAGCCTAAGTGATTGTGGTGTTTGCTACATCATCGTGTACGATGTGTTTAATGCCCAAGCTCAAATGCGTTATTTTACCAACGTGAATCTAGCTTTGCGCTTTATAAACAATCTTTAATTTGGGGTGTCTGATGGGGATCGAACCCACGCATGTCGGAATCACAACCCGAGGCCTTACCACTTGGCTACAAACACCATATAAAAACACTCTTGACCTCCAGTTACTTGTAGTGATCAACCTACTTTTAACCTTCACAGACCCTGCGTCCAGTTTAGAATGTTTTTATATAGCGAACTCATTGCGGGCAAGATTTCGAAACTTGCATTAAGCCCCATAATGGGCCTTTCTTAACCATTAGAAGACCGCGAGTTCCTGAGGTTAATTACTCCCCAGCATGGTGTCTACCCGTCGATAGATTAATACCATATAGAAACACACTATTGTTTTACAATAAACTACGCTCCTGAGTTTCTGCTCAGGACCCCATAGGTCTGCCTATGTTTTCTAATGTGTTTTTATATGGTAGGGGTGTTCGGGAACGATCCGAATTTTACCGGTTAAAAGCCGGTTACTTCACCTTAAAGTTTCACCCCCATATGGTCCACAGCCTGAGAATCGAACTCAGTTAGTCCGGGTAAGAGCCGGGTACTTCGCCAGCAAAGTTTGCTGTGGATGGATTTCGTATTAAATTATCTTTAACGAGCCATCCATGTTACCATACGGGGTTACAGAATGGCTCTACATTTTAGCAGTTCGCTTCATATAGTTCCTTGTTTAATTCTTCCTCTAACCCAACCGATAGGTATATTATCAGTAGAGTTTTGCCTTTTGTTACTAACTCCGTTGTTAATCCAAATTGTGCCACGATTGTTGCCATAATTTAGATTTGCTTTGTCTTCGCTAGTTCGTTTTGATACAGTCTCTTTGTATGCCTGTATCCTACTTTCTTTATCACCAAACCCAACACCTTTGTATAAAGCAGACATTTTAGCAGATTGTTTTTCTTTCCTGCTGTTAAGTTCTTCTTCAGGCTTGTTGATCCAAGAATTACATTTCTGTTTGTAAACTCCCCTTTCATCGGGCGTTTTGTTAGCCCACGGATTAGAAAGTTTTCTATGTTGCTCCTTCTTCTCTTGGGGCAACGTTTTCCAATATTCTTTTTTAGAGTTTCTATAATCTTCTCTTAACTGGACAAATTCATCAACAGTTAATTGACGACGGTCTGCTCTGTTGGTAGTCATCAAATGAAACGCACATGACATTTGCTGATTACCATATGCTTTCCACAATAGGTAATGTGCTTCGTAATGTTGGGCAGTAGTCAAGTGTATCAAATTTGATTTTTCATTTGAGCCGCCCATACTACGTGGCAAAATATGATGTAGTTCGGTTTTTAAGTTGCTGTCACTAACGACACTCGCTATTAGCGTTATATACAAATCTAAAAACTCTTGATTTTTCGGTGTAGGTAATAAGTCTTTCATATACTTATTTAGTCCACACGTACTATTCTGCACCATACGGGGTTCAAGTTGACACTAGCGTTTCGCTGAACGTTTCATGTCATTCTCTCTTTCGTTTAAAAAATTTATTATACAACCTTTTACAGTGGTTGTCAACTGTTTGTTTGGTAGCCCCGGGAGGTAACGATCCTCCGACTGACGCTTATCAAGCGTCTGTTATACCTTTTAACTAAAGGGCCATGCATGGTACCACCTGAGAGATTCGAACTCCCAACCCCTGCGTTCGTAGCACAGTGCTCTGATCCAATTGAGCTAAAGCGGTAAAGAAACAGTCCAGAGGCTCTCTAAACTAATAGAGCAAACACTCAGTCAAAGTGAGTGACGCATGGACATGACTTGGTTGCGGGGGGAGGATTTGAACCTCCGGAGCCGAGCTTATGAGACTGACCCTTACCCTGAATCCCCGCGATAACTTGGTGCCCCATGAGAGAATCGAACTCCCGTCAACGGATTACAAAACCGTCATAATGCCATTATACTAATGGGGCTTGTTTGGCTCCGTATCTGGGAATCGAACCCAGCTAATCATTGATTAACAGTCAAGTCCTTGCACCATGCTTGGATTCTACGGAATAGTATTTTATATATCTCTTGGGTAACAGATACGGATAAATTTCAGTCACAGTGCGCTGATATTGACCCGATCTCAAAATTGAATTTGTAAGTAGTAGCGTCCCTCATATCGCTACCATTTTCCCATGTAATCAAGCCGGCTGGGTCAAGATACGTCACTTGGGATACTAGTCCAGCTTGTCTCCTTTACAGACACTACCCTTCCGAGTGGTTGGGAGTTGAACCCATTGCCTTCTACTATATCAGTCCTTCGAAGAAACCTTTATAGTGTGACATTCTCTTGCTGACACTTACAAAACTTGGCCCTTGAGGTGCTCATCGCATAGCACGTTACTAACATTGGCAAGGGTGTATACGGCCCCGCTTAACTCAAGGATAAACTTGGTACCACGAGCTGGACTCGAACCAGCCACACACAGATTTTCAGTCTGCTGCTCTACCTGATGAGCTACCGCGGCATTGTATTGGCGGAACGACTGAGACTCGAACTCAGAAACCGTATTACTACGATCGAAAGATTAGCAATCTTCTCCAATACCATTATGGGACCGTTCCTTAAAATATGGAGCGGGGTGCGAGAATCGAACTCGCGCTATCAGCTTGGAAGGCTGAAATCCTACCATTAAATGAACCCCGCATAAACTTGGTGGACCGTAAGAGAATCGAACTCTTACCTGAGACGTGCAAAGCCCCCGTGCTACCATTATCACTAACAGCCCATTATTGAAACACACTTAAACCTTTCTTCAGTGCTGTGGACACTATCTCCCATTCCAAGAGGGCGTTGGGTATGTGCTTCAATAATGGCTCCCCAACCTGGGATCGAACCAGGGACCAACAGATTAACAGTCTGCTGCTCTACCGCTGAGCTATCGGGGAATATTATTTTAGTAGTGCTGGTTACTTTCTCCAGCGTACACTAACGGGGTACAGTCTTATTCATCCGGACGCCAGGCAGGAACAACCCTTGCCATAACCGTTTGCGACTAACGGACCTAAGGTGGTTTTGGCGGTCTTAGGGGGTAACGATCCCCACTCTTACGGCGTGACAAGCCGTCGTGCGTCCATGAACACTTTAAGACCAAATTGGTGGAGAATACTGGGATCGAACCAGTCATGACCTAAGTCGGAGGATTTACAGTCCCCTGCCACACCATTGCGGCGGATTCTCCATGTACTAACTACAGGACGCTCCTAGAGAAGGAGTCGTTTAAGAGTACGCATGGTATTGACTGCGACTCTCCTATAAAACTTGGCGATGCGTGGGAGAATCGAACTCCCGTCTCTGGATAGACAATCCAGGATAATAACCATTATATGAACGCACCTAAATTAATTACGAGCTTGTAGACCAAACTACAATTTACCGGTTTCTAGACGAACTCATAAACTTGGTACTGGGTACGGGAATCGAACCCGTCTTGGCTGGTTGAAAACCAGCTGTCCTAACCGATAGACGAACCCAGTATAAATTCTTAGAGGATTACACTAAAAGGGATCTAACACACAAGAGCGCCGGGCGAACGTATGCTAAAAGGGATCTAATGCAATTCAATAAACTCTATATGAAAACACAATACTCATCTGCTTGTTTAAGGCAATTTGACTGTTCGGCATTGTGTTTACATATAGTGCCCGGGTCTGACCCGAGTACACTATACAAAAAATTAACTTTTTAAGGAACATACAAAGTAGTCTCTATCAACTGTCTTTGTTTCTAACTAGTCTCTAGTATAACACCAAGTGCGATACTGGTCAACTTGTTTTGTAATGCCCTACAACTTGGAAGGACTTTGCAAATCTTGTTGTTTTCTGACTAGTCTCTAGTATAACACTCAACGCTATACTGGTCAACTTGTTTTGTAATGCCCTTTCAATCTAAAGGGTCTTTTTTGTTTGGCAGGCGTGCCAGGGCTCGAACCTAGAACGACAGAGTCAAAGTCTGTTGTGTTACCATTACACCACACGCCTATAAATTTGGTACCCTTGCTCAGACTCGAACTGAGAGAACTCTTCCTTTTGAGAGAAGAGACTTTGCCAATTTGTCCACAAGGGCAGCGAACGCACTCTTTGGAATGCGTATATTAAAACAAACTGTCATCACCACCATACTTCCACGTTTTACGGCAGATGTGTCTGTCCAGTTTGCTTTAATATGACGAATTTTTTTATCTACAAGAAGATAAGCCATCCTCGCCACCGCCCGTTTACAGCTTGTTTATAGTGCGCTGTCAGGTCCTCGTTACCTGGCCATATAGGTCTTAATACACACTTTGCTTCGACGATTGCCTTGACAATCTCAACTTTAAAAAACAAAACCCCAGGGTGTTTAGTCCTGGGGTCCTTGGATGTTGAGTATGCTATTTTGTTATACTCGGTCTCCTTGGACCCAGGCCCCACGATCATAATTCATCTCAATCGCAAACCACACGGCGGGGCAGGTGCCCTGACTCAGTGTCAGTGATTTAAGTGTAGAATGATGTATCGAGTGTGTCATAGCATGTATTTTATATGTTTATTTATACCTTGTCAACCTCTTGGATTGCTTTTTTTATGGTATTTTGGCAAAAAAGTTAAAATATTTTTATCTTGACTCAGCGGCCTCTAGCGCATCGGCAGCTTCCTCCAGGAGATCAGCAATGCGGTCGGGCTTGCCTTCCGCAACACTTTTACGTGAACTGATCTGCCGACGAATCTCAGCTCGCTTGCGCAAACGAAAAATCAAACTTTGTTCACTCACAGGCAAATGGCTTTCATCTTTCATGCTGCCTCCAGATAGTTGCGTACCCACGCCAGTCGTTCTTGTTCAGTCTTTGCAGTATATGCTTCTATATCTGCTTGAATGGCAGCAAGCAAAGGATAATATTCTTCTTCAATTTGCTGCTTGAAATCCTCACGCATCAACTTGTCAGTGTTGGGATTACGAGCAACCCACTTCGAAGTCAAGTAGTAAGGACTCTTGATTTTGGCACTCACGCCATCTTGGGTATAGAATACATACCCTTCGTAACGACATTCTTTAGTCATCTTCTTGAGTTCCCTTAGACTAACTCTATATACTTCGGGAACATAGCAGTTGAATACGGTTCCCATTATTTTGAGAACTTCGGGGCTGTGTCCAATACGACTACACCATTCGTTATCACGTAAACCTAGTACATACATACCAGCCTTTTCAGGACAGATGTGCGGATCGTCAGGATGAACACACTCAAAAATTACAGTTAGTCCTTGCATGTCGGCACTGGCAAACGCCAACTGCCAGTCAGCCCAGGACATGTGAGTTAGCATCATTTCCTTGGCCATGCCAACAAATGGGCTGTCGGTACTACCGGTGGTAGAAACTAATACATCACCGTTAACCCACGTACAAGCAACCATAAAGCCGTTAACTTTACGGTATGCGATTACTTCAGTGTTATCTGACAGCACAGGTGATTCTTTTTCAATACCATAGTTGTAGATCTTTGTAAATGGATATGTGACTAGGTTAAAATCCTTGTCTACAATAGATCCACGACATTCGGCAATATATTTGTTCCACAGGTTCTTATAAAATACAGTTTTTTTGTATTTCAAAACAAAGATACCGTCACCAGCTGGTTTCATCGAAACCAACTTAGGATTGTCGGCTACATATTGCTTCAATTCATCTTTAAACATTTTATCTACCTACAGTAATCATTCGAACCCGTAATGCGTTCAGATTAGTTTGGATATCAGTCAACTCAGTCAATGCTTTGGTGTAATGACCATTGGGGTGTTTGTCGTGTCCTAGTTTGCGATCCACACCCATGGCCATCTTTGTCGCGGCAATAGCTGTGTCAACTGCTTCGATACGTGCTTCAAGTTTTTCTAAATCTGTCATTCTTCAACTCCGAAATGATTTCTAAATCTAACAACCGCATCTACAATACCTTGATTGTTGCCTTTAAGGTATTCTTGGATAAGTGGATCTTTTTCTTGTTCAATATTCTCGTCAGAGACTATTTCATCCATAGATTCTTTTATACATTCTCTAACAATCTTCTCAGCGAAACGCTCCAAATCAACCATTACACTACTGTAGTAATCACCGTTCTCTAGTTTGTCGTATGGATCGCAAATACAATCATAAATGCCACCACTGATGGCTAAATCTCTAATCAGTTGTTTGTTCA